CAGGGAGATGTGATGTCAATGGGAGTTGCTAGCTCAAATTATGATGTGGGAAGTGATGCAATTCTTCCTAGAGAAGGTGGACTTTCACTGAGTTCAGGACAGATGATGGGGTTTCTGAACACTTATGACAAAGGTTTTAAGTGGACCAATAACCCTACAGATGACGGAAAATTGGAAAATACGGATTGTATTCTAATGAATCTCGATGAGGACGGAAATCTCTGGATTAAGGGAGATATGAACGACGGTCACTTGGGTGAGATCAGGGCTTTTGCTCTTAGTATGGCTAATGCGAAGTCAAAAGGAGAGCTTCAGGATCTTGGGTGGGCGATTTGTGATGGAACCACACCTGCTTCTCAGGGTATTTCTGACGCAACCATCACCTCTACACCTAATCTGGACCACAGATTCCTAAGAATGAGTGATGATGAGACATCTGGAACCACTGGTGGACAGGACACCCTCACTCTTACACAGGGAGATTATGATGATAATGGAGAAGTCGGAGTTAAAAGAATCGAGGGAATCAGTTCGGGTGAATTAGATGCAAAACCACCGTATTACGAGGTCGTCTACTTCATTAGGGTCAAATAGTATGGCCAAATATTCACTTGAACTCACTACTTGGGAAGTACGGATGTTAAAAATCATAATGTTCCTAGTGATTGCTCTGGCAGCACTTGGAATATCGATGATAATGATAGCTACTCCAGTAGAGATTCAAATAGATCAACAATTAATTGAACAAGTATGCCTAGAAAAGCAAAATATGTCGGAATGAAGAAAAACAAGAAGGGTGGATATACCCTCAAATTCCGAGCTAAACGAAAAAAAACACCTAGAGTTAAAGTAAGTGTGGTTAAAACCAAAGGTTGGTAAGAATATATGAAAAACTATCCAACATCAGCTATAAGCATTGAACAATTCTCTCGACTTAACATTTCTGCAGGTCAAGCGGGTGGACTTAGGAGTGTAAATAAGTTTGGACGTTCAACTAATGTAGATGACGGTGTTGATACGGATATCTGGGATGGAGCAAATTCATCTGATGATATTGATATTTGGGTTGCTCCTACTCAAGCACGAACTCATCAGATTACCTCTACGAGCGCTAACGATACTTCAGGAGGAACTGGAGCACGAACGATTGAAGTTTTTGGATTAGTAGATTGGGATACAGAGGAAACTTCTGAAACAATTACAATGAATGGAACAAGTAATGTTGCCACAAGTAATCAATATGTGATTATTCATCGAATGAAGGTTATGACATTTGGTTCGGCTGGTCCTAATGTGGGGCAGATCTCAGCTACAGCGGATACTGATGCAACTGAAACAGCCTTTATCCTAGCTGGTGAAGGTCAGACACAGATGGCTATTTATGGGATTCCGAGTTGCTGTAATGCATTCGTTACCAAGTTTTATGCCAGTACATTGCGAGCAAACCTCGGGACCAGTGAAGCACACGTTGATATGCGGTTACTATATAACCCTATTCCTGATCAAGACGAGACTGGGTTCCTTGTAAAGCATTCATTTGGTATTGGAACGCGTGGATCAAACCCAGCTGAGCACGATTATAATCCGTATAATAAGTTTGAAGGTCCAGGCATTCTCAAGATGCAGGGAGCAGGCAGTGCAAATAACTTAGATGTCAGCGCTGGATTCGACATCATCTTAGAAACAATAAATAATTAATAGAAAAATATGAAAAATCTATCATCGGCTTTGAAAGACAAGACCCTTGAAGACCTCAAACCAGAGGCAACTGGTTCAGTTAGTAATCTCATTGAACCAACTAAAGGACAGATTGAAACTATTATGGGAATGCTCAAAGAGGGCAAGACCTATAGTGAAATTAAGAAAACAGTAAGAAAGATTACCAAGAAGGATGGTAAGCAAGTCTCTGCTCAGGGATTCAGTTTTGCACAGATTAAGGAGATTGACTTAGCTCGTAAGGCTAAGATCGCGGAGCTTACACCAGAACCAGAAGAAGAAGTGTAGAAATCACGGGGGAGTGCACGTGGTTGCTCTCCCCCAGCCATTAACTAAGAAGTCCGTCAGGACAGGGGAGCCTATAATTTATGAGTTTACTTACCAGATATTCATTACCAGCCGAGAGAGCACGTGATTGTGTTTTTATTGATATATTTGAGGACACATCTCTGGTTGTTGAAAACGGTGGAACCATTACTGGAACACCAGTGATTGATTTTGAGTTTCAGGGCGATGGTTCAAGTTATATTGTTTATGACACTGTTGGTTTCGAAGATATTACCACTGGCAATATGGCAATCGTGATGAGGTTTAGAACTGGTACCATTGATGGAACGGCACAGAATCTAATTTCTCAGGCTGACGGTACTGGAACAGGACGCACCTGGATTGGAATTAGTTCAAATAACAAAATTAGCACTTCACTTAGTGGTACTTTCCGTGAGGGTTCAACAACACTTCAGAGTAACACAGAATATATTACTTCATTTAGATTTGACGGATCTACAGTTAAAGTTTATTTAGATGGAGTGGAAGAAGTTAGTGCATCCGACACTATTGATGAAGGAGCTGACGGTAATTTCATTGTAGGCGCCAATAAAACTCTATCTGACCCCATTGATAATGAATTTGCTATCTGCGATATTAGAGTCTTTAAGAAGGGTCTTACAGTGCAAGAGCATCTTGATTATGCAAGCGGTGCTCTATGGAATTACCTGAATGAGGCTGATTTGCATTTACCAATGAAACTTGAAAATCACGATCCAACCAATAGTAAAACATTGGACGTATCCTCAAATGGTTTCGACGGTACATTAGTCAATGGACCTACAAAATTAACTAATACAAAAGGCTATCGATTTAATGGAACAAATCAGGAGATAACTTTGGGGGATGTCTTAAATGTGGGGTCTGATGATTTCAGTTTATCATTCTGGGTAAAGTTGGTTTCAAGAAGTTTAACTGAAACATACACAGGAGTTATGATGAAGGGTGAGTTTGTTGATGGATGGGCTGTTAATTTTGGTGGAACTTCTAATCCAGGAAAATTACGTTTTCGTTTAAATGATGAGGTCGGTTCAGCATCAGATATTTTTTCTGATCGTGCTTTTGATCCCAATGTATGGGTTCACGTGGTTTTAACAGCTGAAAGAGACTCCGCTTCTGGATTGAAAATGTATTTAAATACAATTCAACAAACAGATACTAGTGATGGAGTAAACTTTGATATTTCTGATAATAATACGTTCCGAATTGGTAATGATGACCTTGATCGATATGGGAATATTGAAATAGCTGAGGTAAAACAGTGGCAACAAAGAATACTGACACCAATGATAATTAACGATATTAATTTTAGAGAAGAAAAGCAGTTTAACGATTTATAGTATGTCAATAATTCAAGAAAAAATTAATTCTGGAGCTCTTCAACGTTGGTTTGATTCTCGAAGTGGAACTTTTTCTGATCTTACTGGAAATCAAGTTGACCTGGGCACAGCCAACATCACAGCTATTAATCCTAGAACTGGATTTGTTTTTAACGGTGTCGATGATCGTTTGGTAACAACATTTGATGGAACTACTGGAGATGAGGTTAGTGTCGTCGTGCTTTTTAAGAGTAAGTTGATGAATGCTGGTTTATTTTACGTTCTTGATAATAGTGCTGGAGCAGCTGGGTATGGTTTGCGAATTGATGCAACAAATAACGAGTTGGATTGGTTTGTTTATAGTGGAGGAGCTACAGGACTCGTAACCACCGATATTTCTGATTATGATGAAGGAAAAGATTTTGTAACAGCCGCTGGAGTCCATACAACAACCTATAATAGACTTTTCTTAAATGGGGTTCAAACCTCAAATACTAATTATGATGCTTCTGGTGGTATCGATACTTCAGCGGATACGATGGAGATTGGATCAGTTGTGGAAGGTGGAAATTACTTTGAGGGGGATATTGTTGCCGTTCTTACATTTACTGAAGCTCTAACTGATACTGAAGTGGCTCAAGTTACGGAAGAACTCCAGGCTCTAGTTTGGCCAACTAAACCTATGGGCCAATCAAAGGCCCCTCAGTTGATTAATATCAACAAACCCAACTTGGTTGGTGGGTGGAAAATGAGCCCACAAGGTAACAAAATTATTGATCTGACCTCGTCTGGAAATGATGGGACTCTTGTAGGACCTTTTCATAAGAGCGATATTATTGGAGATGCGCTGAGTTATAATGGAGTTGATAATTATGTGACTTTTGGAGATGTTTTAAACTTCACTGATGATGCTTCTTTTATCATTACTTTGAGAACAACTGATTCAGATGGAGTTATTTTCTCTAAGTGGAATACCGCTGGGCTTAATCGGTCTTGGAATGTACGACTAGCCACAGGAAGGCCAGGGTTTACTATTAGTAGTGATGGGTCAAACTTCGAGAATGAGAATGCCTTGGGAGCAGTTAATGATAATGTGCCACGTCAGATTGGAATTGCTTATGATAAATCTGAAGATACCGTTGACTTTTATATTGACGGCAACTTTGATTCTACAGATACCTTTACTACAGCCACTGGAGGCATAAACCAGGGAACTGCTGATGTGCGAATGGGTGATGAAGAAGCTGGTTCTGTTGGAGGGTTTCTGGATGGAGACATTTATGATATTCAGCCATATGATGCCAAGTTGGAAGCAGCTGATTTTGCTGCCGAGTACGCTAAGCTTGCTGCAACAGTTCAATATAAATCTGATTGGGGTACACCAGTTTCAACAGCCAACAGAACCTCGGGCTTTTTAGAGGATACTGGATGGCAGATAGATTCAGGAGCTTGGAAAATAAGTACTGACACAATCGATGGTCAGAAAGTAAAAGTAATTGAATGTGTTTCTGATGGAATTCTTTATCTGGACACACTTCAGTTTATGACAGAAGAGGATGGTGCCTTTGGAAGCTGGAAATTTTATATCAACAAAACTGATTCTGGTAGTGCAATGATTACGTTATTTTTGGCTAATACAGTAGGAGGGGCTGGTTCAGGAAATAATTATAATCTGCGATTTGCGGCAGATGAGAGTCTCGGAGTTAGGCGTGCATCAGGCGCTGTCTTTATCGATGCTGGGACCAAAGAGTTGAATACTTGGTATGAAATTAAAATAACACGACGGTATGACGGGTTATTTGAACTGTTTGTTGACGGAGTTTCTGAAGGAACAAGTACCGATATCACTGTCTTGGTTTCTAAGTTAATGGTTCTTGATTATGATGCAGGAGACAAAATTGCATTTGCTGATGTTAAAGGAGACCACGCGATAGCTAAGTATTTAGGAATTATCTAATTATTTATGGAGGAGACTATAGTTACAGAAGTATTAAGCCTTGGAAAGTATGGGACGATAGGAGTAATGATCGCCCTCATCCTTTTGTGTGGTACGACGATCTGGATGCTATGGAAAATGGCATCTAATCACATAACCCACTCCAACGAGGCGTTCAACAAAAACACCGAAGCTCTGACAAAACTCATTGACGCTCACAATAATAGTGAAAGAACGATTGATGAGAATACCAGAGTTCTAAGAAGAATTAATAGTAAATTATGAGCAAAACAGGATTTCTCAAAGACAGTTTTGACCCAAGAGATTATTGGCTTGATGAAGTACAGCTTCTTTGTGGGGAGGAAACAAAGGAGATTCCTGATTCATACGTAGTGCCAGATCTCAAGTTTGATCATCAGGCTGGGTATCCATACTGCGTTTCATATGCAATTACAACAGCTCTAGAGAAGAAGATTAGATCATATACAGGGGTTGTTAAGGCTTTCAGCCAACCACATCTATTCCATCATAGTGGTGGGTCACAAAACGGTAGCTGGATTCGTAGGACATTAAATACTGTTGTAGATAAAGGGTGTATCCCAGAGGCTCGTTTACCACGGCCTCAGGATAAACCAAAAGACTGGTTCGATAAAATGCAGAAAGAGGCTGAGAGCATTCCATTCGCTGATTCTAGTCGTTTGAAAGTGTATGCACGAGTAGCAATGGAAGAACCGATGATGAAACAGGCCATTATCGACCACGGACCGATTGTCACTTCCCTATCAACCAACAGAGCTAACTTTGTACAGCCAAACTACTGGTCAAAGAAGTTCACCAGGTTTACTAAGACTGATACACACGCTGTGTTGATCGCAGGTTGGGATGAGGATGAAGAAGGTAAGTACTGGATAATCTTTGATAGCCTAAATGGCGGAAATTACGGAGTAGGAGATCACCAGGGATTGTTGGACGGGTATCATCGAATTAGTAGAGAGTACGACTTCTATTCAGGATACGTGATGGTAGAGCTCCCTGTGAACGTAAATCACGAGCAGGTGAAGGAAGAGGTGATCAAGAACCGAGAGGTAGAATTCAGTGTTGCGTTAAGTCATTACGGTAAGCCAAGAGACTTCAGTAAAGAAGTTGAAGTGGCAAACGAGTTAAGAAGGCAATTTGAAGACTTTAAGAACCAATCAGTACTGGAAGCAGCCGGCAAGTTCTGGACAACTTATATCAACGCTGTTGCTTACGGGAATTACAGTTATAGGGATTGTATCAACGATTGTTATAACTGGCGTCGTACGGGAAACCACGCCTTCAATCTAAATAAAGTACGCGGATGATATGCCTTTCAAGAGAATCACAAAGGGTAAGAATAAAGGGAAGTACAGAACACCGAGTGGAAAGGTTTATACAGCAAAGCAGGTGAAAGCATATCACGCTACTGGAGGTTGGAAACGTAAATCTCGTAAACGTAAATAATTAAGTAACCATATTTATATGGCATACGCTAAGATGAAAGTAAAGGGGAAAGCGAAGGTAAAGCCTTCACGCCGTCGAAAGCGACGATCCACTCCTAAGGGGAAGCGCAAACGAACGGTAATGCGATATGGCAAAAGGAAGTAAAAGGTGGCAGCTCGATAAAAAGGATCTTACAAATATTCTAAAAGTGCTGGGATATTCTGTAGGGTCAGCACTCTGTGCCGCCTTAATCGCAGTATTAGCACAAGCAGATATTCCAGAAGCGTGGTTATTCATTGTTCCCCTAGTGAATACGTTACTGGTAACTGCTAAAAAATGGTTTGAAAGTAATTCTTAATAAAAATCCCTATGTTCGAAGAAGAACAGAAGACTGAGGAGATGGTCGAAGAGACCACCGAGGAAACCCCAGAGGAAGCTCCAGCCGAAGAAGCTGAAGAAGCCGCTGAGGAGACCGAGGAGACTGAGGAAGAAGCAGCTGAATAGTCAACTCACAATCTCGGCCTCTCAACGTTAGGGGCTGAGGAATGAGCTGATTATCTGGCGTGTTCGGGTAGACGACACCCCGGAGGAAGGCAAAAACTGGCGATTCCCGTACTCAGTTTTGACCCCATCTCTATGGACGAGTCAATCACTCGACATCTATAAGTCGTACTACATAGGGATGGGGAACTAAGCCGAGTAAATATGTCAAGAACACTAAACGATTTCGAAACACAAATTCAGGACCTACTCCGAGATACTACTGGGGGTACGGTTACAACCGATGCGGTAACCCGATTTCTAAATCGGCGTATTCGAGAATTACGCAACCGACACGGAGTACACGGTGGTCGTAATTATTCAAGCATTTCAGTATTCCCTGGTATTTACGAATATCCTCTCCCTAGTGACTATGGAGACTTTATTAACATTCAGGATCGTGAGAATCCACTGAACTTCTATGAAACCACAGCCGACGAATTCTGGACTCGCCTTAATCAAATTGATGACGCCTTTGCTATTAATGGTACTCTTGGTGCTAACTTTTGTTTGATTAAGTCAAACAAAGCGGGTACATCAGCATTAGTACATAACTGTGATTCCCTCACGGATAATGGGACTTGGAGTGCAGACACAGTTAATTCAGACGCCCTTAACTTGGTAGCAGATACAGAGGTATACAAGACCGCAGGAGCCTCTCTTCGCTTCGATATTGATGTTTCCCAGTCAGTTAATGATTATGCCGCGATTGTCAATTCAGACCTCACAGCAGTCGATTTGAGCCGTCAGGAGGACATTGGAACCCTGTTTATCTGGGTTTATCTTCCTGAGGTAACAAATATCACAAACGTAACAGCCCGTTGGGGAAGTTCTTCTACAGATTATTGGTCAAATAGTACGACTGAGCAATATAACGGAAATTCTTTCGCAGTTGGATGGAATCGAGTAGGCGTGGCCTGGAGTGGTGCAAGTGAAACAGGAACACCTGACTCAAGTGCGGTTGATTACCTTTATGTACAGATTTCTTATGGAGCAGCTCAGACGGACGCAAACAACTTCCGTGTAGATGACATCGTTATGAAAGGCCCAAGTGAGTGGGAGCTGCAATATTACAGTAAGAATCTATGTGAAGATTCCTCAGGGAATACCCAGGAAGAACTCTCAGATGGAGACGATACAACTGTTATTGATTCAGCGTTTGATGACTGGCTCTTCTATATGGCTTTAGCAGACGCTTACTGGACCAAGGAGTTATATCCTGATGTTCAGACAGCAAAACAAGAGGCAACTAATATTCTAGGTCGAGTGCTACCTCGTTATCACAGCGACCGTAATCGAGCACGTAAACGATACTACTAGTATGGCGCAAACAAAGTGGCAAATTGTAGAGAAATTCGATGATGGATTCTTGCAGAAGCGAGATGTGACCCAGATGCCTGCTGGGGCTCTTATTGTTGGGTCTCAGAATGTTGTAATTACCGATGGTGATCGTATTGCTGTTCGTGAGGGTACAAATATCTTTGGGGCTTCTAGCACTAACACTACTCCGATTACATCAATGCACACTTTTAGAAAGAGAAATGGAAGTGAAATAATGATGCGCAGTTATGATGAGGTGTTAGAGTACTACCACCCTGACACGGCAGCCTGGGAGAACTTAAATGATGGATATACTGCTGCTCAGGAGTTTGGATACGCTGATCACAATGTGAACACCGACAATGAAGACTTTGTTTATTTTGGTAACGCCGTTGAGCCTTACACACGATGGAATGGAGTTATTACTCTACTAGACGGGGCCTTGAGTGGGGGTGAAACAGAAGTAACCGTTGATACAGTCCTTTCAGACGATGTTTTTTACTCAGCTACAGCAAGTGCCACTACTACAACTACACTAGATATTGCTAGTCCTGCTTGGGGAACTGACCTATGGAATGGATTTTACGTATACATTACTAGTGGAGCGCAGGCAGGAAAGATCAGTAAGATTACAGCAACTACAAGCAATCAGATTACTTTTGGGGCTATTGCAGGACTATCTGGTACCCCAACTTTTGAGATTCGTAAAGTGCGTTTCGCCGACAGTGGAGGTGCAGCTCAACAGAGACTTCGTATTGGTACATCAACTGTCACATATACTGGATTTGACGATTATCAGACTTTTTCTGGGTGTTCAAACGTTCCTGCGGCTTCTGATGACGCAGCGGTATGTCAGGCAGTCTATGAATTAGCAGATCAGCAATATCCACGGGGCAATATTTTCCTGGTGTATAATACACGTATGTTCGTGTCTGGAGTTAAGGGGCAGGAATCGACAATTTACTACTCTGCTATTGCAGATGCCACAGATTTCACTTTCTCTTCTCCTCGTACTGCTGATGAAGGTGGGACCATTGATACTCCAGAAGGAGGAGGGCCTATTACTGGTTTGGAGCTCCAAGAAGACGTTATTTACATCTTTAAAGAGAATTTGGTTAAAACTCTTACTTTCACTCAGGATGCTAACGATTTGCCACAGATTCAGCCTCTCATCGAGTCTGTTCAGATGGGCCCATTAACAAACAAGAGCGTATTTAAGGTGGATAACCAGGTATATTTTGTTACTCGTGAGGGTGGTGTGAAGAACATTGGACGATCCAGAGACTATGATTACGTGCAGTCAAAGCAGTTATCAGATCCTATCGTGGGGTTTGTAGATGATAAGGTGTTCACAGATGCAGCGGGTGTTTATTACAAGCAGAAGGCTTACGTTGCCTGTCAGCAGGCAGATGGAACCTTTAATGATTTGGTTTTACCATTCAATTTCCAAAAAGGTGCTTGGGAGGCTCCAATTTACGGTATTAATGCAAGTTGTTTCACGGTTTATGACAATAAGCTTTATTACGGTAGCGCTACTACCCCAGAAGTTTATGAGATGGAGGTAGATGACCGATATGATGATAATGGCGCCCCGATTGAAGCCATTGCACGGTTTGCATACAACAATTATGGGGCTCCTGCCAATCCAAAAGAGTATGAATCAGTATTTATGGAAGGTTACATTAGTGAAACCACCACAATTACAGTAAATGTTCGATATAACTATCTTGGAGCACAGGAGACACGTACGGTAGAACTTTCAGGGACAGAAGAAGATTACATTATTGAAAACTTCAACGTGAACGTGCTTGGACGCTTCCAGTTAGGAGTTCAACCACTAGGAGGGATAGTTCCTGAAGATGATAGACCAACAGAGTTGAGTAAGTTCCGTATCTATTTCCAGACTACTCGTCAACCATTTTACGAGTTGTCAATAGAGGTCGGTAGCAACACAGAGGGTGCAGAGTGGGAAATTCTACGATTTGGAACAGATGCAAAGATGCTACCTAATCCAGTAACAAAATTAAGAAAACAATTAGCTTAACTTAGCGACATATGGCTGATAACAAAAAATACATTTCAGTAAAACCTACACGGCTGAGTTCAGGTGTCACTTCAACTGATACATCTTTTTCAGTTGCTGAGATCAAAGACATTGCTGGAAATGATCTTACAGCATCAGATATTGGTGATTTAAACTGGGGTGTATTTGAGCCAGAAAGTTCAGAGCAAGTCGAATTCTTTACCTGGACTGGATTCACAGGAACCTCAATCACTGGTGTGACTCGTGGAATCCTGCCTAAACAACCTTATACAGAGAATGCTTCATACAAGAGGGCCCACGCTGCTGGAGTACGGGTGGTATTATTTACCAACGCTCCAGATATGTATGATTCATTCGCCAATAAGGACAATGATGAGACCATTACAGAGACTTGGACGTTTACCAATCCTAATTATCCGAGAATTGATTCTTATGTGGCACCAACAGCCGATGAACAATTTGCCCCTAAGAAATATATAGACGATATCGCAATCGCGGGTGCTCCTGATGCTACAACCACTGTTAAAGGTATTGTAGAAATTGCAACTTCAGCGGAGAGTCAGGCGGGAACTGACACTGGTGGAACTGGAGCAAGTCTCGTCGTGCTTCCTAGTGATATTGCTACTAACATTCAAGAGGCGCAGTTCTTGTTTGCAGCAGACGCTGGTGGAACCGATGCCTATGCCATTACAATAGCTCCTGCTATCAGTGCATATACAACGGGACAATCATTCTATTTCACAGCCAATACAGCGAATACAGGAGCAGCTACCTTAGATGTTAATGGAGTTGGAGCGATCACTATTAAGAAGTTTCACGACCAGGACTTAGAGGACGGCGACATTGAATCAGGATCAGCAGTACACGTTATTTACGATGGTACTAACTTCCAATTACAGACCCCGCTTGCCACTAATCTGTCTACAGCAGTGGTAGATGACGTAAATTCTTTCTTCGCTGATCCAAAGCAGCAACAGATTACGATTAATGAAACTGCAGCCCAAGATATTGCGGCAGGAGATCTCGTAGCAATGGAATCAGATGGATTACACCGAGTGAGAGCAACCGACATTGGAACTGAGGATTATATTGATACCACTGATACTAAGTCTGATGGTGTACGGATCACTGGTAGAATTAGATCATTCGATTCTGCAACTTCTCTTCGAAGGATTATTAGTTATTTAGACGATGATGCTAGTGCGCGTCGATCCATTGTTGGAGCATATGATTTCAACGCAGATTTTGCATCGGTATCAGCTTACTCTCCATTGTCAGCCAGTGTTACAGCAGGAATTGCTGGGGACGTGTTTATGAGTGATGTTTGTCAGTTTGCCGATGATGAGTATTTGGTTGTTTCTTCTGATGGTGGTGATATTGATGCAGTCTATGTTGAAACTACTGGGGCGTTGTCTCAGGGAGCAGCCGCTTCTATTAGTACTACAGCATTGTTTGGTGTGTGTGCCCCTTATGACGCCACAGAAGCTATTGTATGGGGGTATAACTCAGGAGGGGCAACTGGAATCCAGGCGTTTGAGATTAATTTGTCAGGTACAACCATTTCGGTTGGAACCACCTCGACATTTATTAGCTCGAGCAATTCCCTCAGACTGCACGGTGCTGCACGATTTGGTACTAGTGATTTTTACGGAGTTCTTTATTCAGATGGTGATGATACTAAGTTGTATTTCGTGATTGGTGAATACGATCAGCCTAATGGTAATTTCAGTGCTGTTGGAACCCCACTTGAAGTTGAATCTGCAGCTGTTATGGCACAATATCAAACAGCAACCCTTGTTGGAGTTGATGATACACATATGGCCATTGCTTATGTGGTTGGTTCTAATGCAAAGGTTGGAATCTATTCTCGATCCTCAACAACCGCTACAGAAGAAGAAAAAATTACCCTGACTCAAGCTGCTGAATCTAATGTAGGAATCGGAATGGAATTGATTGGGAGTTCAACATTAGGAGTATGTTACGAAGATTCAGCCAATACTTCTGTTGCCTTTATGGTAGAAATTGAACGTGATTTGGATGATATCACTCAAATCGATGAGCAAGGTCTAGCCGCCTCAAACGGAGGGGGAGGAGTAATTGAATTGTATCGAGATAAATGGGCTTTTGCCTATGAACTTAACAGCACCTCCGATATTAACCTGGCTGTATACGACCTGACAGTTAATGTAAATAGTTTTATTGGTGCAGCTCAAGCGGCCATTGATAACGCAGCAACTGGTGATATTACAGTTAATGGATACGAGGATACGTTTACAGGTCTAACTCAAGGAACTCCATATTATGTTGATTACGGTGGCGATACTACATCCGATAAAACAATCTATCAGTCTGATAATCAAGTTAAAGCGGGCGTTGCGTTATCAGCGACTGAAATGGATATAAAATAAAGAAATATGCCTAATAAGCCAAATGTAGTAACACAAGATAAGTCTGGGAATGTATGGATTAATGCCAAGCTGTACAAACAGACTGGTGATCCCTCTGCGGCATCACAAGAAGTAAACAAGCTCCTGAATAATCCTTATCAGAAGTATATTTTAGGTGATACTGGTGGAGAGACATATCGTAAATACTACACGGCGAGTGGGGCAGATAAGAATGCTTCTGATTCTTCTGGAATATCTACCAAAGAACTGGCAACTACCACGACTGGACCAACCGGAAAAACATTCGCTCAAGGTTATTCTGATGTGATCGCTTCTAATCCTAATCTTAAAGATTATTTTGGACAGGGTGGGACAACTAAGGAAATGGAAACTGCAACCAAGCAATTAATGCTTGAGAACATTGCTACTCAAATGGGTGATAAATCGGTTATTGGATCAGAGGCAGCAAGACGTGTATTTGGAGACATTGGAACAGGGTTAGATGATGAAACACAGAAATTAATGGAAGGTCAGGCTCAGATCGATGGGCCGCCACCAGAGATGCAACAACAGTTTCAGCCTACCCCTGATTTTCAAATGCAGATGCCGCAACAGCTACAGCAGACTGGAGGGGTTGATCTAAGCTCTTACGGAATTCCAGCTGATACTCCTTCTGATTCATTAACACCAGAACAGAAGAGGCTTTATGAAGGAATTCAGAAATTAAACCAAGAGACATTCGACTCTACAGTTCAGGAGATTCAGAGATGGGTACAGGAGCAAACCGCAGCAGTCAAGACCGAACAGGAGAAAGCTATGGGAGCCTCTCGCGTGGCATTAGCTCGAATGGGGGCGCTACAAACAACCTCAGCCGCTACACAATACGTCAATGATCTGCAATCAGAATACACCGATAAGTTATCTGGAATAGTCCAACAAGGAATCTCAGCCATCAACACTGCCCAAAGAGCCAAATCAGAGGGTGACTTGGAAATATTGTCTCAACAGATCGAGAACATTCGACAGAACAAACAGGATATGATGGCAGAGCAGGCTCAATTTATGGACAATCTCCAGGCAATGGAAAATATCGCGAAACTGCGCAGGGATAGCGTCACGGGCCAAATTGATGCGATGGTGGCATCTGGTATGACTGAGGATGATGTACCTGAGGGTTATTTGGGATATCTGGATTCTGCGGCAGGTTATGCCCCTGGAGTTTCTGCTGGATTGATGCAGATGGCGGAAAGAGAACGTTCTATCCAAGAATTCCAGACAATGCAAGAGGCTGAATCAGCATCAATTCAGAGAACATCTGATCTTATAGATCTGCTCAACAAGGTGCCTTACGGCCAATCTATCGAAATAAACGGTTCTGTATATACTGGAATGGATAACGGTATGGAGTTCAAGGGATATGAAATAGATAAAACTACTGGAGATGGAGTTGCAGTAGTTTGGGATAAGAACAGTGGAGGTCTAATGACTCACAAAATGCCAGGTATGGTGTCTCCACAAATGAATTATCAGACAACTTGGGTTGAAAATGGCGACGGAACAAAGACTCTGTGGTATGTCCCTGAGAATCCTAATGCGGGAATAGCAGTTCCAGTACCAGGTGCTTACTCAAGTAACGCCACTGGTGGTGTTGGAGAGAATGCTTTAATGTCGGACTTCCCACAAGGGGAGAGCTTCTCGAATACTTCTTGGTGTGGAGAATACTTACGTAATATTATGGATGAAGGAGTTCTTCCCCCAGTTGGAAACTTCGACACCATCCAGCAGAAACGTGAATGGGCCGATGAAACTATCGGATTTGGTCCTGGACAGCGTCCTCCTCAGGTTGGTGATATCATTGTTACTAACGAACACGCTACTTATGGACACGTCGGTATGATTACCGACATCACGGTTGACCCAAATACTGGCAGGCAGGTAGCAAGATTGGCTGAAAGTAATTATTCTGGTCCTTACCCAACCTATACGCGCACCATTGAGCTTTCGGAGAATAATATGGAAACAGCTGGAGGTAAGGTTATCGGATTCCATACTGGAAAATTGAAGCCAGAATATACTCAAGAGTGGTATTCCACCCCAGGTTTGACAGCGGTTGGTGGTGAAGAGATTGATTGGCAACAGGTAGGAAAAGAACAAAACTTGTTCGGTAAGTTTGAGGGTAATGATACTGTTCAGAGATTCGTTGATGTACAGAACAAGGCTGGAACATTCAATCAGATTATCGATATGGGAGTTGGTGGTCCAGGTGACTTGGCATTGGTATTTGAATTTATGAAAGCACTTGACCCAACATCAGTTGTTCGTGAATCAGAATATGAGGCTGCTGCTAAATCAGGAAACATTTTTGCAGGCAGTTTCGCGAGATTTAATGGGTACCTGAAAGAAGAGGGTGGTTTCTTGCCAGATAATGTGAAGAATTCTTTTAATGATATGGTTCAGGCTAAGTATGGACAGGCAAACAAGGAATTTGAGAATGTCTATAATAGTTACCGAACAATGGCAGTTAATCAGGGATTGAATCCAGATAATGTGGTTCTGGATTATCGTTTGGAATCTCCTGTTGAAGAAAATCAATCTGCAATGGTTACGAATCCTTATTCGAGCACAGATCAAATGAAAAACGAGTTTGGTGATCTACCAGGGGTATCTGAATGGATTGACAGTATGGAAGACCAAGGATTGAACGTTGATCAAATCTATCAATTATTAATGTTTGAATAATATGGGAATATTAGATGACCTCCAAAATACTAGACAAGAAAATAAACGTAAACTGGGAGAGTTTTTGAGTGGTGTCGGAAAGGGGGCTTTGAGTACGGTACGTGGAATTTCTAGTTTAGGTGAAAAAGGTCTTGCTGGTGTTTCTGAGCTTGGAGCACGAGTTTTTGGGGCAGAAGAAGCTGCAGAAACATTTAAAGAGCAGCGACAAGAGCCAGCGGCTGGAGAACTTATTACCGAAGAGATGACCGAAGCAAGAACTCCTATTGAAAAGGCTGGTAAGCTTACGGAACAGGTTGGAGAATTCTTTATCCCCGGTGGTCAGATTTATAGGGCAGGTAAGGGTGTACAGGCCGGTATTAAAGGAATACAACAATTACCAAGAGCTGTCAGAGCAATCGGCGGGTTAACTGGACGTGCTGGCGTTGAGGCTGCTGGTGCTGCTGGAATGACTGCCTTACAACGTGGTGATATAGACAAGGAATCGGGAGAAGCTGCTATCTATGGAGCAATTTTTCCTTTTGGAGGAGCTGGCTTAAAAGGTATTGGAGATGCATCTGGTAAAGTGCTTCAATTCTTCACTCGCCGTTTAAGCGGGGTTCCAACTGAATCAATGGAAATGGCACTTCGTAATCCAGAAAAAATTAGACAGGTGATGCGTCGGTACGCTAATGATATTCCGGGAGGTTTAGACGATCTTCGTGAATCACTTTCCAAGGCAATGTCCGATTATCGAGTTATGTTGAATGAAAACTACGGACGAGCATTGGGTTCAATTGATGAGGGTAAATTTGCTGGAAAGCTTTCTTTGGATGATGTAAAAAACACTTTCCAAGATACACTGAATAAATTCGGTGGTGTTTCAGTGGAGAAAGGCGTTGTCGACACTTCTAAGAGCGTGTTGAGAAATTTTGATAATCAACTTCAGGATATGTATGACTTGATTTATACTTGGGACGACATAACTCCAACTGGATTAAATCGCCTGAGACAAGTAATTGATTCAAGTTATACACAGAATCTTACCGCTGCCAGCGTTGATAAGGGGGCACGAAAGTTTAATGCACTTGTGGGGGAAGTTCAGGATAATCTTAGAAATTACGTAGGCAAAAATGTTCCCGAGATTAAAACTGCTAATGCAGAATTCAGTAAAAACGTTGATGTATTAAAGAGGTTGGAAAATGAGATCGGAATAGGTAGGAATGTGAAAGAATCCACTATTGAGTCAAAACTGCGTCGTACTATGACGGAGAGTGGGGATTTCTATCGAAATCTTATACGAGATTTGGGAGAGAAAACAGGAAATGACTTTTTGGCCGATATTGCGGGGTTGACCTTTGCAAGACTTCAACCAACAGGAATGTCCGCTATTCTGACTTCGCTTACTGGTATTGGTGGTGCTGGTGCGGTAGCAATGGGAGGAGGTCTTCCAGCTTTAGCAGGGATGGCCTCAACATTCGCTATGGCGTCTCCTAGAGTCGTAGGAGAGGTTTTGACTACCTCAGGTAAGGTTCTTAACAAAGAGGGAACACAGCTTGTCAGAAGCCTATATCAGCAATCGGGACTGTCCTTTAACAGGTTCTTTAATGAGTTCGTTGATATTCTAAAAGAAAGCCCTGTTGGGGAAGGTGTGGAATGGACTCAGGATAATATCGATGCATTGAAAGATAGGATGTATAATTCTATACAACAAGAAACGCTTGACGAAGCACGTCAGCGTTTACAGGGCGGTCCTGGTATGACAGGTCTTCCAGAAGATCAGCACAAGACCGCAGTGGAGTCTATGCAGACAGCTTTACCATCAGAGACCCTTGAAGAAATAAGGAATCGAATGAATCGATCAGAAACCGTTCTTCAATAGGTAACCAATGATAAATCCCAATGCTATACAGACTATGTATGTTGAGATGAATTTTGACATATTGGTGTAGTTAGTGCTCTTTCGGTGTCCCATCCTTCAAGTATTCTCTTCTTTAGAGCATCATAATTTAGATTTAATTCACGAGCCCATTCTGATAAAGTTTTTGTTTTACCTCTGAATGTTAGGTTTTTATTTTGCCTGGTATTATTTGCCTGTTCAAGCGGTGTGGACCATTTACAGTTATCTGGTGTGTAATTCCCATTGTTATTGATTCTATCAATAGATAGTCCATCACCATAATCATTATCAATTGCCCAATTTTTAAAGGCTTCATATTCATCCCACTCCTTGCATACTTTTATACCCCTTCCACCGTATCTATGGAATGAAGGGTTATTTTTGTTATTACACCTGTTCCTCATTGCCTTCCAAATTCTGTATAGGCGTGGGTTATTTTTGCTTTCACCGTGTGTTTTATTCCAACCACATATCTTGTTAGATTGTTCTTTGGATAGACAGCCACAACTCTTAGTTTTTTTTAATCGTAAATCCCTTCCTTTTACAATAGACCAATTCTCACAACTACACTTACATAACCAATATGCAAATTGATCTTTCTTGGCAATTTCTACGACCTTTAAACGTCCGTAGGTGTTTCCAGTCTCGTCGATAATTTTACCCATAAAACTGGATTAAATAATAATACCCCATCAAGAGAGGTGATACACAGCTAGGTAAAGCTGGTTCATCCGAAGATGAAGCCTCCCTTGACGGGGTATTTACCTATCTAGTATCAATAACAATCATATCACATTTATTCGGTTTTGTCAACCCCTTTAGCCGTCTTTTTGGCTTTCTTTAGCGGTTCTTCTTGTTTTTCATCAATCATCTCCAGAGCCTCTTCTTTGGTTATTTCAGGTTCCTCTGGTGTCCACTTACCGTGTGGGTGCCAGGTACCATTGTTCATATTCCAATGGTATAGTTTGTTGTCTTCTCCAAGCCCAATGATTACTTTCTCGGACTTGGCGTAAATTTGGATAATCTTCATATTACTCATAGTCTTTAAGTTTATTATTATAGTGATCTTGTAGGTCTTTTAGTTCCTGAATAGTAAATTTTCTTGTTGTCCATTTGAGTTGATGCAGCTCTTCAAGGACATCCTCTCCATACATTTGTCGTAATTTTATTGCATATTCGTCAATGGCTCCTTTTTTTCCAACATTGCAACCATAGCACTGACAGTTTACATTTCTTTCATCTATAAAGGTTGAATTATGGGTGCGTGGAATGTAGTGACCTGCCTGCATCTCTTTAACAGGCTTCTGTATTCCGCAAGTTATACAGATTCCTTTATCCCTGTTTCTTACGTATTTGGAGAAGATCTTCCAGAGCTTTTTTTTCTCTTTCGATAATGTCGTCGATTTTGTAGACATCACAGTTTTTATTATGAACACAACCACTAGGGCTTATCCATTTTATTAGATCTTCGTATTGGCAACTACACTTCATCTCCTGCATAGTATAGCAACCATTCACGTTCGGTCTGACTCCACCAGTAGATTTCTCCCGTTTCTTGATGTTGACCATAGATCTTATGTCCTTCTGATGTAAAGGCGAGGATTGAAGGAACTTCGGTTGCCTTTACCTTCTTTACCTTCTCAGTAATTTTTTCTTTGTTCATACTTTTGTATTAGTATCTTAGTGTCTATTCGAGCTATCTCGATTAATTGTCTCCAGCATTTATCTGAGCAGAATTTTTTTGATTTAAACCCTATGTGGCTTGAGTAGCTCCTGGGGTTCTTAGGTGTGAAATCACCTCCACAAATATCACACTTCATATATAATTTTTAAGAAAAAGATGGGCACAGTTTAAGTAGACGTAAGCCCTATTGGTCTTGTGGTTCTCCGTGTCGGAGGGAATTGACGGGGTGACCGAGAACACAGAGAACGGAGGGATGATCCTACCTTCTTGGTATGGATCAGCAGGGATCTTGTATTTCCTTCATCATTTTGTCGAATGCCTTTTTGCAGCATCCGTGACTTATCGGCAGTTCGCTAACCTCCCAGTTCGAGCAGGTTTTATCGCAGTCTTCGCAATTCTTCTTTCTCTGATGATCGTTACACCCCAATAGGTGTGGGGTGGTACAGAAAACACAAATCCTTAGTAGAATCATACCATCCACTGCCCCGTAGAGAACACCTCGAAGCACTCAGGACAGGTCTTGCTGTCATCGATCTCGACACGACTCTCGTGGCACTCCTGGGTTTTACACTCCTTACAGGACTTGTAGGTACCGTCCTCGTCGCAGGCTCGTACCTCCTGACAGATGTTACATTGGTAGATGGTTATCATCTTGGACTCCTCTCCTCTTAGGCCCAGATCAGTACGTGCTTGTCGATAGGGTGGAGGACACCCCTACCGTACTCATCTTGGGCCTAGGAGCAGACGAATCTGCTCAGTTGTTTATTCCTTGTCTTCCTTTTCTGCAATAATTTCATCTGCTTCAGCTTCCATTTCCTTGATCATCGCTTCAAACATCACCTTGTAAAGAACCTTGCGGCCTTCTGACGTTAGTTCGAGACAGTTGTCAAGAATTCCAGCCTTAATAAATTTCTTGGTTCTCTTATCGAGGAAGATGTTTTTAATTGGGTTCATAGAATTTTTAGTTACTTCTTTTCCGTCTTTATATACTTTTAGTCTCCAGTCCCCGTAAGGGGTATAGTCTGAGCTTAATGCAAATGAATCGTGTCCATCCATATCTACATAATCAGTTGAACCAATATACAAGCTTCCTGCGAGAGATTCTCCCATCTCCACCATTTCTTCATAAGTCATATTATTGGTTTAAGTTAAGTAGTACGCCAGTTCCCTCTCCAAACATATATTGAGGCAAGCTTCCGTCCCATTTTTCTACCCATCGTAGATCAATAAGGTCGTTATTATATTGGAGAGCTTCGGCCTGGATCTTGATTGATTCTGCTTCAGCCTCAGCACTGGCGACTGTTTGTTTAGCTTGTTCCATTACCTGTTTGGTAACGTTTTCTTGTTCTAAGGCTCGTTGCTGTGCTACCTGCTTTGCTTCAATAGCTGCTTCATATTCGTCACTAAAGGCAAAGTCAACAATCGAGAATTCATCCACTACGAAATAAGTATTTAGCCTGGTTTCAAGTTCTACCTTAATTGCATCCTTTACGAGAGGTCGTTGTTCAATAAGTTCTTGTGCCGTGAACTGGGCTGTTGCAGCCTTGACTGATTCTTGTACAGCTGGATCAATGAGGCGTGAAACGTAGTCTCCCCCAACTTCTTGCCAGAGTTTATTCACCAGGTCTGGTTTCAGGTGGTAGTTCAGAGCTAGGTTAGAATCAACTGTCTGGATATCTTTAGAGTAAGCCAACGCGTGCACTTCTAGCTTTTGAGTCTGTACATCAACTTGTTTAATAGATTGTACAATCGGTGTTCGCCAGTGGATACCTTCTTCTAAGATTGTATCTTGAACTGCACCCAAGTTAATCACCACTCCCCTTTCACCTGGATTGATAATCACGAACGGATTAAGGAAAAGGAATAGGATTAATAGAACTGGGAGTAAAATTGCGGCTGCAATAGTTCCCTTTTTGAAACGTGGTGTTTCGTAATGCATAGGTGTTATTTCTTCTTTTTATTATTTAGTACACTCCAGATATCCTTCCATAGCGCATATGCCGCTATTATGATCAGGAGTAGTAGCGCTGCTTCGATTAAAAACCTCATACCACACTGCGAAGGTTAATAGGAGGAATAGGAATATAACTCCCAGATGAATTAGTAGATGTTTTCTCATATTAGTAGATTGTTACGGTTCTTTCTTGTATGCCGAATTTAATTGCTTCATCGTATGCTTCTTGCCCATACCCCATAAACACATCAAATCGTCCGTCTAGGTATGTTGCGGTACGATCGCCACACTCATACAACCCCATTCCAGCGATCTCGACTTTTGTACCAAATTCATATGCCGTAGGACAGGCAATGTATCCAATTTCGGCAGGTATGTTGTTTGCCATTTTACATCCTGGATAATGGCAGCTGTCGAATTCTGAATAAGCTGTAACAACAGCTTGATAGCTATCACCGATCCCCACACCAGGTTGAGACACAATATGACCCTGTGACGTCGTGGGGACGTCACAATATACATTTTGTAGGGTGCAGGGATCAGGGATAGCCCCTGAAGTATCCGAAGCTTCGTTTCTTCCGACGCCAACGGTGTCCCCGATTAATGAGGCCGTGACCTTGTCAGTGTAAGCGTGAGTTTCAGACGGTGCTTCAGAAGCTGACTCTGTAGGCAATACAAAGAACATTATTGCCGCCAGAATCAGTAATATTGTAACAAAAATGGCTAATTCTCTCCAGGATTCTTTCTCCTCTGCGTCTATAATTGGGAACGTCTCCCAAAGACGGTCTTCTAGGTTTATTTGTTTTTTGTTTTTCCTCCACATATATTATTTTTTAATCTTCTTTTTTTATTTTGTTGATATAAGCAATAAGGTCTTCTAAATCAAGGTCGTAGAAAATTTGCTCGTAGACTCGTTCTGTATTGTGTGTGTAATAAGTTACTTTATCGTAAGACATAGGTACATCTCTGGTTTTTTCCTCAAACTCTTCTATTTTAACTCTGTACTTCATATGGTTCTAATTTAGTTTTTACCCAATCGATCATTTTATTCATTTTTTCCCGATAGAAATCGTCGAACTCACCAGGTTCTCCTTCGTTCTTCCAGAGGACGAACAGGACGGAGCGTAGGCGTTCACTGGGCGTCTTCTGACTCTTTTCAGTTCTGATTTCTGGTAAGTCGACGACGTCTTCGGGCTTGATTTTGTTTTGTACTAGGAATGTGAACCACCCCAACTTGTCGTACTTACCCATAATCTTAGCCCTCATTTCTTCCGAGAGGTTTTCTTGGGTATCGACTTGCAGTCTTAGGGCTCCCATACCCATAGTCTGAACCTTGGATATGGTTGCTGGAAGTTGTAGTAATTCTTCATTCATAGTTAGTCTGTATATTCAGTTTCTGAGTTTCCGTATTTTTCGAAGAAGTCCAAAGCGGTTTTAAATGCTTCCATATACTTCTTGTTCTTCTTGGTTTTCTTTCGGCGCCCCACAAACACCATTGCGTGAGTTAATGATTGCTGAGTTTTCTTACACTGAAGATCAGTTTCTGCCATTTCTACATCGTGCTGCTTCTCTGCCCCCAGTCGCATTAATTCTTGATCAATGCCAATTTCTTCAGAAAGCATACCCAGCAATTCTTTAATTGGATTTTCCTCTTTTGTCTTTTTGGTCTTCTTTGGTGTTTTCTTCGGCATAATCTTGTGATTCTTTATAATCTTTGTATAGGCAGTAACCTCCGTAGATTACGATTACTGCAATGAATAGTGTTAGTGCGTAAGGCATATTAGTCAAATGGTATCTCCTCCGCTATTTGTTCTAAATCCATCCCTTTTCCGTCGACCTCTTCGACCACAGGCTTGCCGTCTTGTTTTGCTTTCCAGCAATCTAGACATTCTTTAGCCCACGGTGCTTTCGGGTTGGGGTTGAATTCTTGTTTACAGGTAATACATACTCGGCGTGAATCTGTTGGGTGTAGCTCTTTCTTGGGCGGAGTATTGGATGCCATATTTGCATCATCGTCTTCGGCTTGCAGGAACAACATTGACTGTAGTGCGTAGCGTCTAAAGTATGTGATAATACTTCCCATCTTTTGCGGATCTTCGTTCTGCGGCAAGTAGTGGATAGTGTGGAATGTGCTTGCGGGGGCATCTGGATCAATAATATAGGTTTCCAGCGCTGGCTTGTCTTCAATGAATGTAATCGGCTGCATAATTACTAGACGGTGTTTTTCGAGCAGTGGCTTCAACTGGTCAATCATACTGTTGATGTCGGCGTACATACTCTTATAGAAAGGGTTTTCCTTGTCCTTGGTAATAGCTCCAATATCATTCTGTAGCTCAAACAACTTGAGATATAGGTTCTTTGGTTCAGCCTTAGTGGCTGTCTTTTTGGTGGTTTTTTTTGGTGTCTCTGGCATATTAGAATGGGATTATTTCTTCACAATCACATCCTTCCTCTTTGTGATCGTGATCGTAATTATCAATAATGTATTGTGCGACTTGGTCTTCAGCTGTCTTTAGACTTTCCTCGATAATCTCTGGGCTGAATGAAGATCGGTGGTAGATGATCTCACCAGTATCCATATCTTCAGCTGATAGTCGATATTCAATGTTATAAGTCATATCCTAGCTCCTTTCTCCATTTAGATTCGTGTAGTCGCCTCTTTTTAATTACTGTTGGGTCTGTAGGTAAATACTTACCCTCTTCGTTTTGTAGTCGTGCTCGGTGTCGTTTGACGTGGTCTTCTCGTGGTAACTCTTTCAAATCTGACAGTTTAACGTACCACTCGTTATCCACATACTTTAGTCTGTCTTGATGATATTCGTACCATACCAGATAGGTGAGGGTCATATCACAGTTTCGTGCTTCTTCATATTGAGCAAGCACTTTCTCAATTTTGTCTGTTAGCCTCATAAAGGTGTTTCATTTGATGATAAAAAATACTGGCGTTTCCGTTAATTAGATGACCTATTAGGACTGACGCGTCCCAGCTAGACAGATTCTTCCTCATCCAATCTTCGGTAAACTCCAGTTTACCATTTAAGTCCTCCAACTCTTTATAATCATCACCGACAGCATTGAAAGCTAGCTCGGCGTAGATCTTGTTGATTTGTTTGTCTGTTGCTTGGGTCATAGGTGTCTCTTAGTGTCTGACTACATTGTATCTTGGGTGTCAGTTTTTGTCAAACTTGGATCTGGGGATAACTCACGAACCGCTGTATTTACCCAGGTTCTACTCCTTTTAACTACCGCCCCAATCTCCCTAGTTGTTAATCCTTTCTCGTGTAGTTCCAGGGCAATCTTTTGTTTGCGACGACGAGCAGACTGTTGATATTGATTCAGCTTTGGCATATTTGGGTATAACTTGTTAGTAACCATATTGTATCTGCTATTGACTTCTTTGTCAAGTATAACTATACTGAAGGGGATGCTTGTGGAAAAGCGAGCCTTTACAAAATGTGTTATAATGAGCGCGGGAAACAGGGGTAGGAGAACTCATTAAGATGTGGGTCTTCGATCGCAAGATCGACGGTCAGCCTCCTACCCGACCGCCCATAGGCCCCCATCTTAATGAGTTTTTATTATGCAAGGATACATCTACCTACATCGTCAAATTACTGACAACGATATGTGGACTTCTGAAAAGTTCACCAGAGCTCAGGCTTGGGTAGACTTATTGTTACTTGCAACCCACAAGAAAACAACGCTTTTCATTAGAGGGATTGAAGTCGCTCTAAAACCCGGAGAACTGTGTTGGGCACAGAAGAGTTTGGCCAAAAGATGGAAGTGGAGCGACAAAAAAGTTAAGGGGTACCTTGACCTGTTGCAGAGGGAGGGTCAAATCGATTATTCTACGACACAGAATATTGGCGTGGTTAAGATAAAAAACTGGGAAAGATACCAGAGCACTACGACACAAAGTACGATACAAAGTACGATACAAAAGACGCACAAAGTACGACCTAACAATAATGTTAATAATGATAAGAATGTAAAGAAAGAATATATTGCAACTTCGTTGCAAGAGGAAGTTTCCAAAATGATTTCAGATAAACAAAAACATATTCAGATAATTGGACTCTACCTGAAAGCCAAATCTCCTGAGATTTCCAATAAGGCACAGATCCAGTCTTTCATCAAAAGAAACCTGCGAGCTGCTAAGGAGCTTGTGGGGTATGAAACGAAGAAAATAATTAAAGTCCTCGATTACTTGAGAAACTCCGCTGACTTTAAGTGGACTCTTGAGACGGTCGGGAAATACATTGACGAGGATCTCGATCAAGTCAATCAGAGTGAGGAGGACGCTAAAACAAAAAGGCAAGACGAGATTGCCAAAAACCTGTATGGATAAAACAAGCCAAATCTATGACCTTAAGGGTCGGATGATTTCTACTCCAGACCACTGGGAGATTCTCTACGAGGCGTGGAGCGGACATTCTGACGAGGAGCTTGAGAAAAGGGGTAAGTCACCAAATGGGGCCATATACACCGAGATGTACGTGGCAGGGGACTATCCCAAATGGAACAAGTCAGGAGAAAGATCCGAAGGTGACGTTTACGAGGGGGTGTGCAGAGAGTTCACAATCCTAGAAATGCGTCACGCCAGACGTGCAAAAGCCCAAGCAATGAACGATGAATCTATGGATAACTTGGTTCAAAATCAATAAAAAATGTGTTATAATATAACTATGCTAAGAGTAAAAACAATCTATCCAAACATCCAAACCGAGGGCTCTTTTGCGGGTGTGCCTTCGATTTTTATTGTCTTATCTGACAACCACGACCACGAAATGAAGATTGACGACGTGGTGCATTATTTAGGCACTGTGGCCAACACAGGCCTAAGACACATCTCAATTGTGGGAGAGGATTGTGAACCGCTCAAACAACAGGCTGAACTGGTTAAGTTGATTAAGCACGTTGCAAGATCATTTAGTCTAGTTGTCCACACCACAGGGTCTGTTTTACCCGCTGATGGGATGAATCAATGGGTGGACGAGTTTATCTGTACACCAGACGAGAAGAAGTTTAACCCTAATATCTTAGACCGACTGGCAGAAAACTCATTGTTCCTAATGGACTTCAACGGAGAAGACGTGCACAAGACCATCCAACACATCAACAAACACATCCACACAGAGTCAGAACGCTATGTCCTAACTGGTGGAGACGAGGCGGAAATGAGAAGTATGGCTCTTGCTAACGGCTATCGAGTATCCAGTATGCTCTCAGAAGGCCCAGGATTGCCTGAGAACGCCGAAAAGCCTGAAATTGATATCTCAGCCCTTAAGACTCTTAAAGACGCCCCTGAGGGCAAATAACACCTATGAAACCAACTATCGATGAACGAGCAACAAAAATGCTCCACGAAATTGAGTGGGAGAGACTCGGATACCAGATTATGTATGATTTTTTCCAGAGGAAATGGACGCTAGCAAAATCTGGTAAAAAAGACCTCGAGCAGAAAATGATCAGCCAAAAGAAGCAGATTAACGACCGCCAAGAGGTTATCGACTTTATTCTAGACAAATATGAAATTCCTAAACAAACTAAAGACGAAGATGCTGGAACCGAAGGTTTACGCTCTGATGATGCAGCGAACACTGAGCAAGACGGATCTCCTGAACCTGACACAGGTGGAGAAAAACATTAGGATTGGAGTATTTAGCGCCTACACCCTAGAAGAAGCAATCGAAAAGTTTTACGACGAAAATGGTGACTTTGACCCGATTCACTCAGAACTAAAAGCACACTCAGCAAAGACCTTTAATGACTTAGTTGATTCTATACACGGTGATGACACAGAGGATCTCACGGAAGAGGTATTGAAACCAGTTAATCCAGAGAGTCGTCTTATCAAGACACTCATAATGGATGGAAAGATTGATAACATCAAACACTACGAGACCGTTCTGAATGAAAACGAAATCGCCTACATCAAAGATGAAATTAATAAAGAATATGGCGTCACGAACAATCCGAATGCCGATCGTTCGAAAGCTCCGAAAGAAAATTAAGGGGCGAAAGAACTATACTGTCGGCAAGAAAAATACTAAGAAGTACTAAACTTATGTCAGATCAAACACCTACAATTCCTCTCCTCCAGAAGATTTGGTTTTGGTGGGGGGTTAATGTACTCAAAATGAAGTTCATTGTTCTTCACAACGATGGAATGAAGGTGGATGGCAGACCAGTAATTCACGGAGTTACGTTCAGTTATCGTAAGGATTTTGCAGACCGACTAGTGCAGTGGTTGAGAGACCAAAAGAAGACTAATAACAAAACCTAACCAACCACTTCCCTACTGACAAGGGTGTCCCCTATTTTCGCGATTTTAAGCTTAAATTCTCGATAGGGAAGTGGCGGGGAAGGGAAGTGGATAACTTGTATGAAAAAAACACCTACCCTGCTAGAGCAGGCAAAAAAACTAAACGGCAATAAGAAAGGACAGATAATTCCAACTCAAGAGATTGCAGAATTATTGCACGCATATTATTTGGGTCAGGTGTCGCTAGCTTCTGTAGCAGAGGTATTAGATCTCGGCAGGCAGAATATGTACAGCAAACTCTCCTGTATCACTAAAGATTGTGTGAACTGGGGGTACTTAGAAATAAGACTGAAGAAATAATATGGAGTTAGTTGCATTTTTAATTGTCCCAAGTGTTGTAGCCATCACATTAGCAATAATATTTAACTGGGACACGATTAAAGACCGGTGGAAAGAGAAAACAGAAAAACACAATCCGGTTTATGAGATGTTTGATGAGATAATCACAGATATGGAAAACAATCCTGATAAGTGGAGGGCTTCTCGGTTTGAACTGAGAAGATGTGATTGGGACTATTCAATCTGGATGTCTAATAGAAATTATGCTGATTGTTCTCTTGAAAACAAGGACTCCCACAGGGCTTCTTTATCTCAAAGGAAATACCTGAGAAGATTCTATGACAAGAAGCTTTTAGAGGGAATGGGGATTAAAAATTAATCTTTAGAAATATGCCTATTCAAAAAGTAGAACTGGATTTCGATAGTGATTTCCAAAAAATGATTGAAGCTAAAATTCGAGCCAAGGTTAAAGAAAAAGTGTTAAGTTCAGTAGATCCAATAGTTTCTGAAATAGTCTTAGGAATTAGTAGAACGATGGAAATTAATACTTGTGGAGATAAAGTTACATTTGTAATTAGTCACGAAAATTAACCTCTAGATATGAAGCACGAAGATTACATCAAGAAGCTGTTAGTTTCTGACCCTGATTTCAAGAAACGTTATAGGGGTATACGTTTGAAAAGATTATTTAAGAATCCAATCGTCGAAATAAAAATGTGGCGAACCCGCACGAAACGTATTAAAGAGGTTGAAGATTAACCAATAAATGTATGGAAGATAATTAACCTTTAGATATGAAAACATTTCAATTTATTAAATACGTTATCCTTACAGTTTGTGGAATAATAGTAATTGCTGAAACAGGAAATGCATTTTGGCCAGATGCTCCAACCCTAGTCCAATTTTGTTCAGGAGGATTGTTAGCAGGAGTTGTGTGGGAATTAACAATGAAGAATTAACCTTTAGAGATATGTACACAATAGAATTAAAAGTCACCGACGAAGTAACAGGAGAAGAGTTCTCCCAAAATACTGGAATGCAAGACTTTGCAGCATTCAGAGTAATTCTTGATAGACTAGCCCCTGAAATCCGAAGACACTTTGAATATTTGAGTGAGAATAAATAAACTAGTATGAAAGTAAAAGTAAAGAAAGATATGTACGGTGAATGGAGCGTCAGTAGTGGAGCTTGGGAATTAGAAACTGACCCCGATGGAAACAAACTTTTGAAGTGTATTGACACTGGTTGTACTTGCCGATGGTGGAAGAAAATACTAAAGATGTGTAAGTGCTCTGGTGTTTTGTACACAAGACTTGATAAAGAACCCAATAAAGATTAGTTTGTTCCTTTGAGAAGATAAGTAATATATAAGTTATATGAGACCAATAGAATTTAGAGCTTGGGAGGTAAAAAAGAAGAGATGGTGGGAATGGGCACTTGAAAAATTTTGTGTACAGGAGTCAGATAGCAATCCTTACCATTCAATATTTGTTAATAAGGATGGGGGTGGTGTCAAACAGGCTGGAGAAGTTCTGGGAAACGAGAACTTTATTTCTTGCCAATGGACAGGCTTACTCGACAAGAACGGAGTTAAGATATTTGAGGGGGATGTTGTTAGAGAAGATAAGGGTAAAGAAGCTTTGATTGAAAATTTAGAGATTCGTAGTGTTTGCTGGTCAGAAGAAGATACAGGTTTTTATCCATTTATTTATCACGGAGCCCAATGGTTTGCAGAAGGATGTGAAGTAATCGGTAACATCTACGAGAATCCTGAGTTATTAGGGGAAAAAGATGATAACGTGGTAAAATAAAAGGGTATGGAGAAAGAGAAGAAAGAACAAGCTAATCAATACCAACCAGACCCAAGGCAAGCATTATTCTTGGCTAATTATTTAGATCCAAAGAGTGAAACATTCGGAAATGCTTATCAAAGTGCACTATTGGCTAAGTACAGCGAAGAATACGCAAAGAAAATAATGACATTGATGCCAGATTGGCTATCCCAAAATATCCAAGACGATTATTTAGTGAAAAAAGCAGAGAAAAACCTAAAGGATTTCCTAGAAAAAGAATCAGATGACACGACAGACAAGAAGATTAAATCAGACCTAACCAAATTCGCTTTAAGCAGATTGAATAAAGCTAAGTACAGTGAGAGATCAGAGTTAACAGGACCAGAAGGAAAGGATTTGGGAGTAGTGTTTTTACCTAAGAAAGAAGAAACTAATAAAGATAATAATTAAGCAGAAACATCTATGAAGAAAAGTTTTTGTGACCTTTGCGACAAAGAGCTCGTAGAGGAAAAGTCATTTCACGTATTCTGTGGAGTGCGAAAAGGTTTTAATCAATTAGATCAGAACATTCCAGTTCTCCCAGAACAGGTAGTTGGTAATACCAATCAGGAGATCTGTGATGAGTGTATTAAAGGATTCGAGCCTCTGAAGTTCGTCTTCGAAGAAGCTGAGAAGCGAAAGAAAGAAGAAGAGAAGAAGGCAAAGGAAGATCTTAAGAAGGCTCAGGAGCTATCTAAGAAAGAAGTTGATAAAGTAATTGAAGAAGCCAAGGAGAAAGTAAAGGAAGAAGAGAAGGCTGAGGGAAAGAAATAGTATGACAGAAAAAGAAGTGAAAAAACCTATCTGGATCTCTATTGCAGAGGCAACTTTTGTGGTCATCCTAGCCTTCTGTCTCCTTCACTTAGTGAGTTGGCTTGCCTCTGTTACTTTTGATGAGAACTTTGATTCTTGTTGGTTGGTTGAGGAGGAGTATGGAATAGACAAGAAAACCGGAAGAGAGGCCAATAGGGAATTTCACATCGATTGTAGTCGTTTCGAAGCGAACTAATTATGTCCGACTGGATGCCAACCACAAAGCAGAAGGAAGCACTTGTGCGTTCAGAGTTCGAGATAATGTATGGTGGGGCTCGAGGTGGAGGAAAAACGGACTGCGGGATGGCGTGGTTACTCTACAACATAGACCATCCTGAGTTCAGAGCTCTCGTTATTCGACGTAACAGTACAGATTTAGATGACTGGATTGACCGTGCCAGAACTATGTACGCAAAGGTGGGAGGAAAGGCCACAGGCAATCCTCCTGAATTTGTGTTTCCAAGTGGTGCGATAATCCGTACAGGTCACTTAAAAGACGAGAGTGCATACGAGAAGTATCAAGGACACGAATACCATCGGATGCTAATCGAGGAGCTTACACATATTCCTCGACAAGAGGACTATTTGAAACTTATCTCCAGTTGTCGTTCGACAGTGGAGGGATTGAAACCACAGATCTTTGCCACAACCAACCCTGGTAACGCAGGGCACGAATGGGTGAAAGAAAGATTTGTCGACTGTAGTAGTCCAGGAGAGCCAACTGTGGATAAACAGACTGGGCGTAGCAGAATTTTCATCCCTGCCAAAGTAAACGACAATCCTCACCTAATGGAGAAAGATCCTGATTATGTTCGCTTCTTGGATGGTCTACCCGATGGTTTGCGACAAGCCTGGCGAGATGGTTCCTGGGATGACTTTGACATCGAAGGAGCCTATTATTCCGCTCAAATGAGGGAAGCTGAGCTTGATGGACGTATCGGTGAAGTACCCTATGAAACATCCATCCCTGTGGATACCTGGTGGGATCTTGGTATAGGTGACTCGATGGTCATCTGGTTTTCACAGGTGGTGGGTAATGAGATCCGTTTGATTGACTATTACGAGAATAGTGGCGAGAGTTTGCAGTTTTATGGTAAAATATTACAAGAGCGAGGATATGTGTACGATACGCACTATATGCCTCACGATGCTAAGGTACGGGAATTGTCCACAGGTAAGTCTCGTAAACAGATTGCAGAGTCTCTAGGAATACGCCCCATTAAGGTTGTTCCACAGCTTCCAGTAGATGACGGGATTAACGCGGTGCGTATGATTTTGAATAAATGTTGGTTTGACCGTGAAAAATGTCAGGAGGGTATTAAGACCCTTAAAAACTACCGTAAGGAGTGGGATGACAAACACGGCACCTGGAAACCGAAACCCCTACACGACTGGGCTAGCCACGGAGCCGATGCTTTTAGGCAACTGGGAGTCCAAATCGACAAACGTCGAAGTGAGACTAAAGTGTTTAGACACGGTTATTAAATATAAATATGCCAGTAGGGAGTAAAACTTCTTTAAGAGAAGAACGTTATCAAAAATATCCAACGAATCAGGAGAGCTGGGTTCCAGAAGGAGATTCAGCAGAACTGATGTCGTTACTTTATGAACATTGGTGGGACGCCTATCAGTTGAGAACACGACCTTGGCACCACTTAGGAGACATTTCCGTAGAACAATTTTGGCAACGATCACGTGACCTATATAATGGTTACGTAGAGCCTTCAGATTCAGTAGAGGATGAATGGAAGTCCAAAGCATTTAAGAAGAAAACACGCCACAAGGTCATTGCGACTGTGGCTTCTTTTATTTCTTCTGGAATTGGAGTTGACTTCTCAGCTTTAGATCAACAGAACAATTTAGACCGAGATATTGCTCGAGTAGCTGATGATACCTACGAGTGGTCACTAGATCGAGAGGACTTTGACTTTAAATGGATTCGTACAATCCTTTCAATGGTTGTTGAGGGTACCGCCTGTTTGTTTGAGGAAATCGCTTATGATGAGCGAAAGGTTAAGGATATTATCGATATTGATTTTGAAACAGGTAAGATTAAGTGGGAAGAAGCAGAAAAAGTTGACTACAAAGGCCCACGTTCAGAGCTAATTCGAATTGAGGAGATGTACCTAGGTGAGGCATTTGAACCAGATATTCAGCGCCAGCCTTACATTTTCCGACGTAAAGTTACTACCTGGGAGCGGGCTGGAGAGTTTTTAGGTAAATACAAGAACTGGAAGTATGTGCGTCCTGGTAACGATAACTTCTTCCAGACTGATGGACAGAACATAGAACGTCGAGAACGTGAGAGTGATGATACAGACGAGAACAACGTAGAGATTCTTTGGTACTGGAATAAGTCTAAGGAGCTTTATTCAATCGTTGCTAACGGGGTACTTCTCACTGATCCAGATGAACCATTTCCATACCCACACAAGCAGTATCCTTTTGCTTGGGACATTCACGAACCGTTTGCTGATGTTAACTTCTCTTGGGGTAATTCACTCCCAATGGTTAACGAGGACGATCAGGTTATTGTGAACTCATTATGGCGACTATTCATTGATTCCGCTAAGTTACGCAATAAACCACCGTTGTTTACATCCAACTTCGAGCTTGCTGGCACTGATTTGGTGGTACCTGGAACAGTGGCAACTAAAGAACCAGACGATGAGATTGAAATTATCCCAGGTCTTGTGCAAGGGCTTACACCAGGTGAGTTTAATGTGATGCAGATGGCAGAAAGGCAGATGGACGAGAACTCAATCGATCCTTTACTTAGTGGTCAGACCCCACAAGGAGACCCTACAGCTACTGAGGTTAATGCTGTTGTTGGTTCAGCAGAGCGTCTACGAGGATTTAGTGAGCAATTTGTAGGCTCATTACTCGTTCAGCACGCACATTTACGCTTGAAAAACGTATTCTGGTTCCTAACACACGACCCAGAATATAAGAGAATTGTTAAAGATAGGGTTAAAACACGAGCCAATCAGACAGGTTATCGTCAGATTAACTTTGTTTCAGCTATTGAGATCCCGAACCCTGTGGATATTATGCAGGAAGAGATTGATCTGGAAGAGAAAGAAGAACCAACCACCATTTTGTATGTGGATAAAGACCGTGTAGAGGACTATCGATACCACATTACGGTATCTGCTACGCCTAAACCACGCCGAAATAGCACATCTAAGCTTCTCCGAGCTATTCAGAAGTACCAGTTCTACGCACAGAACCCACTTATTGATCAGATGGAGAACACTAAGACTATGGTCGAAGCGATGGGTGATGACCCACAACAGATGATGAAACAGCCAGAGATGCCAGAAATGGCACCTCCAGGACAACCAGCTGAGTTACCTCCAGGAGGTCCACCAGGACCAGGGGGTGCTCCAGGGGCACCTGCAACTGTAGGAGTTCCGCCAGGAGCAGCACAGATGGCTGGTAATATTGCAAGTGCAGAAGAACGAGCTGTATGAGAAAATGGCTAATGAAACACCTATCAAGTCGGTTCTATAAGGGAATTGTCCTTAATATTACTGATATTACTGAATTGGGTGTTGAGGAACAAAAAGACTACCTTTCAAGGGCTTCAGATCTGGCAAGTGATCCAGTATTAGAAAATGAGATAAAGAAGATTATCCAGGCCTCGTCACAGAAGATAATAAGGACCTGTAGTAATGACGTAGAGGTGGCGTGGCAACGAGGTGTGATTTACGGAATGGAAGAGTTTGTGAAAAACCTTCAAGGTATGAAACACAAGCATAAGGTTCTTGTGGAGAAGGAAGATAAAGCAAAAAAGAAGAAAAAGTGATATAATATAAGTGTTGGTTCTTTACCTCTCTATCTAGGAAACAGGTAGGGTAAGCGGAATATGTGAAATAGGTGGTGGCTAACCGTCCTCAACCAACTTGATTGGCTTTAAGTAGGGCCACGCTGGAGGATTCGTGGGTTCAACTCCCACTCGCACCGTGTAACCCAGTGGCAATAATATGTCCTGTTTCTGAAGTAGAGTGTATATCGTACCTCTTCTACCTTCGGGTGGAGAGGGGAGCGGATTAGTAACAACAAGGCTGATAGAACTTGTCAGAAATGACTTGAGCCGTTATTAATTCGTTGCCTTCTCTCCCTGTATTAGGAGGGTGCCTCGTCGTGTCTCTTAACCTCACTTATGTGGGGTGGAGAGGTAAGGAACCAGCATAAATACAATTAAACAAACACCTACACTCGCACTATCGGGGGTTGCGACCGCCTCCTAAGTGTGGCGGTTTTTCGTAGGTGTTTCAATCGCCAAACTTAGAAGGCAATCGCACTCTCTGATAGGGGGTGCGATGTTTTTATTAACACCTAGCTGACCCACGATGTGATGTCGTTAAACTCAACATACTGTCTGTATGACGTTAAAAGACGAAAAGGAGATGGAAACTCCTGAAGAAACCCCTGAAGAGGTTACTAGTGAGGAACAACCTGAGGTTCTTGAAGATGAACCCAAGGAGGCGGAAGAAGTCGAAATTGACTATGCAGCCGAGCTTGCTCGGGAACGTCAAGAACGAGCACAGATATCTGGAGCTCTGAAAGACGAAAGGAAACGCCGTAAAGAAGCTGAAGCTAAACTCAAGGAGACTGACGAACCAGTTGCCCCTGGCAGCCCAGAGTCAATCGCCGCAGAGATTACTCAGCAAGTCGAGCGTCAACGTGCGGAAGACGATGTTTGGGAGGCCATTGAAGGTTTAACCGAAAATGAAGCCGAACAAGATTACATCTACTTCTGCTACCAAAATCGTATTAAGCCTACTGGATATAGCCGAAAGGCCATCCGGAACGATGTACGGGAAGCATATCTTCTCGCAAATCGCAAGAAGTATGAGGCTGATGCGGAAAAACGCGTTCGTAAATCTATGGCTGAAACCGAAGCTGTCAAACGATCTTCTGGAACTCCTAAGGGGAGCGTTCAAGAGAAACCAAAGGAAGATTGGTCTAAATACTCTGCTGAGGAGCGTGCACTTCTCGAAAGGCGAGGATTGAAACCAAAAGATGTTAAAAAAGAATTTTAAGAAACAATTATGGCCAAAGGCGACGTTAAAATCAAAGACCCAATGGGTCGTCCGTTGCCTGTCTGGACTTGGCAGACTGAAGCTGCTGCTACCGACATTCTTGCCGGTGAGCCAGTTAAGCTAAAGGCTGCAGGCAGCCCATATGTTATCCCTCTCGCTACAGGTGAGCCAGTAATCGGGACAACTACCCAGATGATTGGTATCGCTGCTTCTGACTCTACCCACACTGCTTCTGCAGACGGTAACGTCGAAGTATACGTACCACTATCAGGTGTAGTTTACTCAGCTAAGGCTACTACCCCAGCGAACATCGATACTCAAGCAGAGCTCAACGCTTTGGTTGGTGATCGAGTTACTTTCGACCTTACTTCAAGTGTTTACACTGTTGATGAGGACGAAGGGGATGACGCACCACACGGGCTTCAGATTGTTGGTGGAAGTGCAGCTACGCTGGATCTCTACTTCGCAATCCGACCTGCATCTGTCGAGGGACCAATTGCCTAGTTTCTTCCCCTTACTAACTAATCGAGACCTATGAGTTTTAATAGTGCCCTGAACCCCAACGTGGTCAAGACCGCTCTTGACGATGTTTGGGATACAGAGTGGACTCAGGAGCAACACCCAGGTCACGCTACCGCTGAAACCAGCTACGTATTCCACCAGGATTCTGCTGATTCTAGCGCCGTGATTTTGGAGCTCTTTGGTGGTGTCGGTCAGTGGGAAGAAACGGCTGAGGAGCAAGACCTCCCAGACGGGACCCCACGGATCACAAACCAGAAAACATTTACGGTTGTTAAGTTTGCTAAGCACGTTGACATTCCTAAGGAATTCTTCGACGACAACAAGCACGGTTCTTACGAAAAGATGGTTAAGAACTTTGCACGTCGTGCACGAACTACTCGGGATTCAAATGCTTTCGGCATCTACCGTAACTCGTTTACTACCACTACCACTGCTGACGGTGCGGCGTTAATCTCTGACACCCACACAACCATCTCAGGTGACACTGTCGATAACAAGCTTACTGCTGCTTTGACAGAAGCTTCTCTTGAAGAGGCTTTCGTTAAGCTTTATGAGCAGAAGGCTCAAGACGGTGTGATTGATGGTCACGTAGCTCGAGTACTTTTGGTACCTCCAACTCTTTTCAAAGATGCTTGTGAGATTACCAAGTCTGAGCTTCGATCAGGTACTGCTGACAATGATCTTAACTACTACTCACAGATTTACCCAGGTTTGATGTGTTACACATCTTCATACCTTGGTGCTGCGGCTGGTGGTTCAGACACTGCTTGGTGGGTACTTGGTGACAATCACTCAATTACCCGATGGATTCGTGAAGGTGTTAGCACAGATCTAGTGCCGTATGAATTCACCCGAAATGACGTATACCAGTACAAAGGCCGCTTCCGTGAAGTTTACGGAGCAATGACCTATGAAGGTATTGTCGGATCTGATGGATCAGCTTAGAAATCCACTTTAGAGAGCTTTAGAGGGTGAGCTCTAATCACCCTCCCCCCTCGGGGGCTTAAATTTAAAGCGGTAGCAGACCCCATTTGGGAGGAAGGCTAGGTAACTAGCGCATATCTGGCACGCAACAAAACTATGGCAGGTTCAAGTTTTACAGGACCACTTAAGATTAAAAAAGCAGACGGAAGTAAAGTTACTTTCGTCGATGCAGACGGTAACCTCGTCGCAGGAACTGATATTAAGTTCGGTGACGGGGACGCTCTTATTGATACCAACGACAATGAGTTGATGGTAATGAGCGTTACTGCTGCAGCAGTTAATGAGATTACTCTTGCTAACGCAGCAACAGGTAATGCGCCTTCTTTCGCAGCTACTGGTGGCGACACTAATGTTGACCTCAAGTTGGATGCAAAGGGATCAGGTGTCGTTGATCTCGCTAGCCCTGTTGCACATTCAACTGAGGATACAATCTCAGCTTCAGGTGCAGTAAGCCTAACTGCTTCAATCACTTTAATTGATTCAACCTCAGGTGTTCAGGCCAATACATTGGCTGATGGTGTGGTTGGACAGCACAAGTACTTGGTTATGACCGTTGACGGTGGTGACTCAGTTTTAACACCAGCTAACTTGCTTAATGGAACCACACTTACATTTGACGATGTTGGTGACTCAGCACATCTCGTATTTATGGGAACTGGATGGGTTTCAGTAGGTGGAACAGCAACTCTTGCATAAACTTCTTAGAGTGAGGTGGGGTCATCTCACGATGGCCTCACTCATAAGAAGTGTATCGAACACATAATCACGAAATATGAAAATCTTAAATCCACAACTTCAGAATCAGGTATCTCTGCAGACTCCAATGCCAGTAGATGATATGAGTGTATCCTCTGCTGTCACTGCAGTAACTGGTGAAACTGTACAGTTTTATTTCGATAACTCTGGTACACGAACCATTGACGCTGGTCAGGCTGCAGGAGTAGCTGTTTCTGGACAATTAGCAAACAAGAATATCTTTGATTCAGCTGGATCAAGGGTAGCTTCTTTTAATGACACTTCCCTAACGTTCACATCAACTGCGTTTACCACAGAGGTACGACGACCAGTTGATACGGCTACTTGGGAGACCGCTCAGTTTGATACCTGGGCAAATAAGCTTGCCGTTGCAACCTCGGGGTTAGCAAATGGTGAGTACTGGGTAGATTACCGATCAGGAACACTTTACGGTATCAAGGCTTCTTCTCAGGTAACCCTTACTTCTACTGGATATAGCATCAACAAGGCTCTATCAGGAGGAGGTGGAGGAGTTGCATCAGACGTGAATATTGATGAGATCGGTGGAACAACAGTTGTAACCGGAGGTGTTAATGGATCTTTGGGTATTGGAGGTAACGTAGCTCACGATGATGCAGATGCGGGAAATCCAGTTAAGATTGGAGGACGAGCCCGTAGTACTCAGATGACTGCAGTTGCTGAAGATGATCGGGTAGATGCTGCTTATAACACGACTGGTGGCGCGATTGATGCTGTTTACACTTACGCAACACAGTCAAACCGAAGTGAGGAGATTGATCCTCTAGCTCAGCAGCATCGTGAAATCACAATTCTTGATGAGACCAACATCACAACGAACACCACTGGATACGTTTATATTGATATGGATAACTTCCGCGGGTTCAGCATTCAAGGTGAAACCTCAGGGGCTACTCCTACGGACGTGTTGACCGTGACAGTTGAAGCCAGTAACCAGGATGATGGAACTGATCCAGCTTCTGTTGCTTGGCAGGATGTAACTAACGCACTATTTGGAGTTGCTAGTTGGGTTGACACTGACTTCTTTGGAATCGTTGATACACAGGTGCCGTTCAAGTGGGTTCGAGTTAAGTATGTTACCTCCAACGGTGGTGGTAATGATGCCGACTTAACAATGTTCCTCAAGAAGATGTTCTAGAGACATTTAAGGAGGGTTAACTATTAAACATTGAATTATGTCAGTAGTTCTAACATCAGGCATTGACCTGAAATGGAGAATCAATCCTGATAATTCGGATGAGATTCAGGCCCTCAAGAATGTATGTATTCCAGACAAGTCCTTTGATCACATTGAGAGTATTGATGAAGCCTCACGATTCGTAGTTGAGAATGAACATAATGGAACCTCGGCTTCCGCTGGAGTCGAAACTATCAATGATCAGGGAGATGTGATGTCAATGGGAGTTGCTAGCTCAAATTATGATGTGGGAAGTGATGCAATTCTTCCTAGAGAAGGTGGACTTTCACTGAGTTCAGGACAGATGATGGGGTTTCTGAACACTTATGACAAAGGTTTTAAGTGG